GGCGCCTTGAGGGCCCAGCCCATATCGGGCCGCGCCATCGCCTGCACGGTCGTTTGCGTCAGATCGTAGGTGCGCGTGGCGTTCGTGCCGCCGCCCGAGCCGGATGTGATCGAGCCCCCGACCATGAACACCAAGCCGGTCTCCGGTGCGCACACCAGGCTGGAGTAGGTGTGCCGCGCCTTACCCACCTGGCCAGACGGCGTGGCCGGGGCTTGATTGCGACTCGTGCCACGATACGTCTCCCACGGCGTGTCGTAGTAGTAGGCCTTATCGGGCGCGAGGTAGGGGCCGGTGAGGCGTTGCGGGCCAGATCCGTCGAGCGGCACCCAGTAGAGCGACATATCCGGGCTGTCCCCGTGACCGCCTCCCTTGAGCAGGAAGCCCCAAGTCGCGCCTCCGGGGAGTTGGCAGACGTCTCCGCCGGAGTAGGCGAAGAGCCCCTGCGGACTCCAGAGCTCCGGCGTTCCACCCGGCGCGGATGCGCTCTTGGCCTCAAACGGCTGTGCGGGATAGACGGCCGTGCCGGAGAGTTGCGCCCACGTCCCGACGGGCGGCGCGGGTTGCCCCCACACCGGCGTCGTCCAGAGCAGGAGTGCTAGGAGGAAGGCGATCACTTCGGCGCCACCGTCGGTGGAGCAGTCGAAAAGCTCGGCGTCAGGAGAATGGGGACCCCGACGCGGGAGGCCAGGTCCTCACAGAACCGAACAGTTCGCATCTTAGTGGCCCTCCTGTTGACACGACAGCGTCGCGTCCTCTTCGAGCAACGAGCCCGTATTCAGCGTGGCCCGGAACCGGAGGTTGTAGAGATGGCCCGCTGTGCCGGCCTTGATCGTGACCGTGGCGATCGCGCCGGAGATAGTCGCGGTCGCGCTCACGAGGATCGCCGTTGTCTGATCCGTGCCATCGTTCAGATCCTGCACGGCGCAGACGCACGAGCTCACCGTCGCACCCGTGGGCAGGGCGGGGGCAAAGTCGATCGCCACGGGGAACTGCTCGAACGGCTGCTTGAAGAAATTGCCGGCCATGGAATGCCGCTACTGCCCCGGCCCCGCCGTGGCTGGCCCGACCGTGATCTGTGGCACGACGAGGATCGGCACCCCGAGCTTCGTGGCGGTATCCGTCACCGCCAGCCCCTCCTGCGTGCAGGTCATGGTGCCGCCTTGGACGCCCGTCCCGCCCATGCGGAGCGTGCCGTAGACCGACGACACCGAGACGCACCACGACCGCTCGCTCTGGCGGAGCTGCTCCAGCACCTTGTCGGACGGCGCGAGGGAGCAGCCGGTCAGGAGACCGAGCGTTACGGTAACGAGCCCAAGGCTGGGTCGCGTAAGCATCTGCGGGCCTCCTCCTGTCCTTGCGCGAGGTTTTGACAGATCAACCGCAACAGATACGTGTTCGCGTTGTTGTCCCGGATGAACGTGGTCAGGTGGGTTTCCAGCCGCGCTTGCGAGGCCAGCATCGGCGAAGGAATCCAGCCAAGCATGGCGGCCAGGAGCGCCAGCGCGATCACGCCAGGGAAACCGATCTCCTTGACGATCTTGGGCCAGTCGTGCGGAGTCCCGTTAGGCATCTGGCGCCCTCACCGGCCCGGCATGGCGGAAGATCATACCCAGATATCCTCCCGGAGCTGCTTCGCCAAGCGATCCGCGCGGGCACCGACCTGCTGCGCGTAGCGCGAGTCCAACAGTTCCGCAGCGGCTTGCGGAAAGTCCCCGGCCGCCAACGCCGTGAACATCTTGCGGAAGCTCATCAGACCGGCGAAGCCGAGATTGAAGCCGAGGTTGAGCAGCACGCCCTGGCGCGGCGGCGAGAGCCGATACCAGATCGGCAGCGCGAGGCATTCGGTTTCCACGGCCTGCACGTCGTCGGCCAGGATCTGCTCGATCGCGGCATCGGAGAGCGGGACCGCGAGATTGTGTCCCACGCCGACGGTCCAGACGCCCAGGCTATCCTGGTACGCCGTGCGGCGCATGCCCTCATCACGCTTGAGTTGCTCAAGGATCGTCATCGCGGTACCGACACGCCGAAGTAGTCGATTTCGAGCCCGACGGCGCCGCTGAAAGAACTCCCGCTCGCCCCCGGACCCAGATTGACGGTCGGAATGGTCGTGGTAATCACACCCACGCTGACGCCGTCGATGAAGAACTCAACCGAGGCACCATTGCCGCTGCTGCGCGCTTTCCCGATGTGATACACGCCGTCCGCCGCGCTGATCGCGGTCGTGATGCGCGTTTCAACCCGCGTCGCAGGTTGCGCCGGATTCGTCAACTTGCAGCAGACGCATTCGATAAAGCCTCCAGCGGTGTGGGTAAAGTAGACGCCATCGTAAATAAGAGCATCCGATGGACCAAACGAATTCCCGACTTCGGTGTTCCCGGCGAGCCCAAGAAACCGTACGCCACCGCCGGTCCCGTATTGCGCCCAACGGACCCACAGCGCCTGATTGCTCGAAGCGATCCAGAGTCCGCGCGCAAACGCCCCATTGTCTTTCGCGAGACTCATCTGCGCGAAGGTCGTCCCCGCGCCCGCCACAATGACCGTGCCAATCGACTTCCCCGACAACGTGAACGGACTCGTCCCGTTCCAGTTCCCACTGGGCATGACTTTGCCGCCCACAGCTGGGGAGGGATCGAGGATCGTAAAGAAGTCTTCCCACCAACCGATGACGTCCACTTCGGGGAAGTTCCCTGGCCCGAACGGCGGCACAAGGGGGATCTCGCCCCCGGAGGTCGGTGGCGTAATCGGCGCAATCGACGCGACCCACAACAACTGGAGCGTCACCATCCCGGCATCAAAGCCGGGACTCATGTTGACGACCTCAAACACTTCATCATCGAGCCCGCGCAGCCCAGTATTGATGTTGAGGATGTTCGGGTGGGTGACCTGGACAAGATCGCCTGGCTCCAGCAAATGATTACGGTAGAAACACTGTACGGTGAGCTGCGCCGGCGGCTCCGAGAATCGGCGGAAGACCTCGAACGCGCGGTCGTCGAGGATCGTCTGCCCATCCTCGCTCTTCTGGATGCCCATGGATTGGATGAGCAAGCGCGGCTTGGCCCCGTAGCGATCGAAGGACGCGGTCTTCGTATACACCTGCCGGAGTCCGTACTCGCCCGGCGCCCCGGCGCTCTGATTGAATTCGTACTCGAACTGCACGATGTTAATGATATTGCCGTCCCCGGCGTTCCAGCCCCAGCTGATGATGTCCTGTTGGGTGAGCAACGCCGCGATGTCCCCGGGCGGGACAAAAGGCTTGTAGCGCTTGATGGTGAGCTTCCCCTCTTGCGTCACGAAGGGGTAGCAGTTGAGCGATTGCAGGATGTCCTTCTCCAGAAACCGCTTCCCCTCTTGCGGCCCGACGAGCGAATAGTCGTAGGTCTCTGTGGGGAACTCAAGCGCCCGTAGCGTTTCGATGCCGGCGACATCCACGAAGCTCTCAGGCACCTTGAGCCCATCGGCGGCTGAGAGGACGTCATAGGGCCCGTTCGTCCCCAGGCCGGTGGAGAGCAGGACGCGCAGGAGAATCGTCAGCGGATTCCCCGTGATGAGCGTCGGGGTATCTTGACTGGCCTGAAGGAAAATCGTCTGCCGTGTGGTCCGCTGCATGTCGGCCACGCGGATCGTCACGGTGATCCCATCCGTGGCCACTTCGCGGGAGGTCACGAGCATCTTGATATAGGGCATGTACGACGATTCAGCCAGGTCCGCATAGCCGGCGTAGATTTGCACACGGGTCCCGGGACGGATCTGCTCGCCATTCTGCACGAGATCGCCGATCGCGTGCGCCGCCGAATCCGTCCCATCGGCCGCGCGCGTGATGTCGAGAAAGCGCCGCGTCACGGCATCGTAGGCCTGGTATCGGATGCGCTCGGCAACGCCGCCGGTAAAGACGTCGAGCGTGCCGGTGGTTGGAAAGCCGGAGGGATCTTCGATCACCGGGAACGCGCTGCCTGATGGCGGGTCCGTGGCCGTCATGGTTGCGTTCAGGCGCAGCACGCGCTGGCCCATGTGGCGGAGGATCTCTCCAGCCCGATCCTGAAACGTGAGCGTGAATTGTCCAATCGTCGACTGCCCCAGCTCCGGGCTGATCGATTGCGCGACGCCGGCCACCTTCATCAGCATCGTGAGCTTCTCTGTCGTCGGTTGCACGATCTCTCCGGTCGAGAAGTCACGGGAAAAGGCGTAGTCGACCGCCGAGGCGAAAGACGGAATGGCGTAAAAGCGCACGAAGAGACGCGGCTGGGTCTGGAGCTGGTTTTGCTGGACGAGATAGGGCGCGCTGGCAGTTTTCATGGCGTCCGCGTGGGGGCAATCCCGGTCAACACCAGCGCCCCCGTCGCCGGTGTCCGGACCGATCCCTGCAGCACCGTCGGCGCATAGCCCGTCACCCAGAGACTCCCGACCCGCGGTGTGAACGATGGCGGCGTGCCTTGGCGGAAGGTCAGCGAGAGCGCGTAGTGGATCCCGCGCGGCGTCGTCCGGCGGGGCTGCCACTGCACGTCGACCAGCTCGGCCGTCGAGAAGAACGTGTTATAGGTATCGTATTCCAGCTGCCCGGCCGATGTGTCGAGGCGGTCGAGCTTGAGCCCGGAAGCCAAGCCAAGCGCGGCATGGGTCCGCCACCAGGTGCGGATAGCGTCGATCGTCGCCTTCGTCAGAAACTGAAACGACACCCGGACTTGCGTCTCAAAGCGGACGAAGAGCGTCTCGGTCGTCCCGTCTTCGGCGACGTTCTGCTTGCGAATAGTCGCCTCGTTGATTTCGATCATGGACGCCACTTCGCGCGGCTCGCTGGCCCCGAAGTTGATGAGCGTCGGGCCGCTGCCGTAGCTGATGCTCGGATAGAACGCGGTGGCGATCGCCATCTCAGACCCGCACGACGTCGCCCGAGAATGGCGTCGCCGAGATGCTCACGATCTCGTCCGTGGCGGGGTCGCGGTAGAGGATGTTGAGGTTGAGGTCGTAATCGAGCTTGGCGAGATCCTTCAGGAACGCCACCCGTTCCTCCGGCGTGAGACCGTTGAGCGAGGGCCCTTCGACGAAGAGCTGCTGCCCCGCGAAGGCGCCGGCCTGATCCGCGCGGAAGGTCGTCGTGCGCTGGACGGTGCCCCCGAAGGGGCTCGCGAGGAGATCGGAGGTCGACAGTTCGATCTGGGAGAGCACTTGATTGATCTGCCTGATCTTATCCTTGACCTGTTGGGTCAGCTGCGCATCCACGGGGACGATGCCTGTTTCTCCCACCTGAACCTGAATCCCGTCCACGTGCTGAGGATTGCTAAAATCTTCAGGGATGAAGACATGGCTTCCTGCATCATCCCAATCGCCCGCCCACCACAGCGGCCCCACGCCGATCTGCCCAGACGGATACATCAAGATCTGCACCTCACCATGCGGCGCCCACTGCCGATTGAAAATCGCCGCCATATCCTCGAGCGTCGCGGCCTGGGCGACCGCTTGACTCAACGCACTCCCGCCCGCCTGTCCTGCTTGACGACTCCGCACGCTGGCGCTCGGCTTTTTCGGCCCCGCGTCTTTGCCCAGCGCCGCAGCACCACCACCGAGCGCGGCGCCGGCGACGGCCCCGACGACCGTCCCGATACCCGGGAAGACGCTGCCGATGATCGCACCGCTGACGGCGCCCGAGACGGCGCCGGTCGCGATGTTCATCGCCGTCGGCGGCCCCGTGAGCCCGCTGTAGATCGTAAAGGCCAGACCGACGAACGCTGCCGCCGCCCCCAGCGTGCTACCAATCGTCGCGCCGGCCGCGGGAGTGCTGAAGGCCCCCCCGATGCCCAAGGCGGCCGCTTCCTCCGCGACCTGCCCCCCAGCGGCAAGCGCCCCTGCGCCACCACCGAAGAGCGAAGGTGCAACGGAGGACAAGGGCGTATTGAGAAACGCCCGAATGGCCGAGCCCATATCGCCGAAGAGACTCAGCATGCCACCAGCGCCCCCGGTTCCACCACCCGCTGCCCGCCCGCCCAGGCCGGCCACGGAGGCAGCCACGCTCGCTCCACCGGCGCCCGCTGGGCCCGCCGCCATCGGCACGAGCACCGTCTGCCCACCGCCCGCGGCGACGGACTGAAAGAGCTGCCCGCCGACCTCCACGAGCCCGCCCGGGCTCATCCCGGCACCCAAGACGCCCAGGCCGCGGACGAACCCCTGCCCGCCGCCGAGGCCGGAATTCCCGAGGAAGTCCTTGAAGATTTGCCCGACGGCCGCCTTGCTGAGCGTGTCGGTCAGCGTGCGGAGGACGTTGAGCCCGAACTGACGAGAGACGTCGGAGAGCTTCGTGAACTGCCCCGTGACGACGTTGAAAAAGGTATCGGACATGCCCTGCGCCATGTCGGAGCCGACGGAGCGGATGCCGCTCCGGAGGAGCTCGCCGGTCGCCGTGAATGCATCCTCAACATCCCGGAAACCCGCGGAGAGGCCGGCGAGGGGATCTGTCTTCTCGAGATGCAGGCGTTGCCGTTCCGTCGTCTTGATCTCTGCCTCGAAGATGGCGAGCGCTTGCTTGTCCAGATCGAGGCCCGCCTGCTGGACTTTCAGCTGCCGCTCAGCGGCGATGGCAGCCAGGTCCAGATCGAGTTTCTGCTGCTCGGTCAGCGCCCCCTGCTCACGGAGGACATGGACGCGCGCCTGGTCGAGCGCGAGAAGCCGCTCGATCCCTGCCTCGCGGCGCTTGATGCCTCGAGCCGCCTCATCCGGGGTCACCCCGACGAAGCCCAGCTCCGCCTGGTTCGCGCCGGCGACCGCGGCCTGGAGCTCGGCGGCGAAGCGCCCCATCGTGACGCGGCGCTGCTGCTCTTCAAGTGCGGCGAAGCTGGCCCGCGAGCGCGTCGCGAGCGTCGTGATGTCCCGGTCGAGGCGCTCGCGGATCAGGTTCATCTCGGCCGGCAAGGCATGCCGCGCCTCCGCCGCGCCGAGATCCTGCTGGGCCTTGATCCGCAGCAACCGTTCTTCCTGGGAGGACTGATTCGAGAGCTGTTGATTGATCGCCGTGATGAGCCGGAGATACTCGCGCTCATCCCCCAGCACCTCCGCCCGACCCAACTGGACACCGCGTAGCTGAAGGACGGCCTGTGACTGCTGGAGGAGCGCCTGCGTCACGCTCTGCAAGCGGGCCACGGGAAGGACCTTCTCGGAGGCCGCGAGCTGTGCGTTGAGTTCGGCCATCGCTGATGTCGAGAAGCCCAGCGCATCAGTCAAGGCCCGAAAGACATTCGCGAGGGAGCCCCCAAACGTCTTCCACCGTTCCGTATGGGCTTCGAGTTCGGCCGAGGTGGCGAGCATCGCGCTCTGGATGGAAGCCAGATCGAACGCCTTGACCGCGAGGTTCAGCTTGGCCTGGGCCTCGGCGGCCGCGATCACGCTATCGAGGTAACTCTTGAACGCCACGGCGCCGACCAGAACGCCCGCTGTCACGCCAGCCACCGCCGCACCCATCGCCCCCGCGCCGCGGGCGACGAGGGTTAGGCTGCCGACCATGTTGCCGAGCGCCGGGTTGACCGTGCCGCCGATCTCGGCCGCCATCCCGCGTGTGGCCGCGAGGACCGGGCGGATGCTGTCCGAGAAGTCCTTCATGCCCTTCGCGCCGGCGCCGCTGGCCGTGACGACGGTCTGCCCGTGCTGCTGGACGGCCTTGGCCGTGTCCTGGAGGTCCTTCTGGAGCTTGGCGAGCTCCGGCGAGGCGGCGTTCACCGCGATGATCTGGAAGATCAGGGCGTCGGCGTTCCCGGCCATCACTCGGACTCGATGCCGACCGCCGCCAACAGCTCACCGCCGTCAGCCGACGCACCGGCGCGCCGCGTGAGGAGCTCATCCTGGAGGAGCACGCGCCAGTTGAAGATGAACTCCGAGATGCGCCAGCCCGTCCAGACGAGGTGCGGCGCCGTGCGGCACCGTGCCGCCAGCATCTTGATGGCGTGTTTGATGTTCTCGACAGGCACGGTCGTAAAGGGCCGGAACGTCTCGGCCTGCGCGATCAGCGGATCTATCTCCACCCGTTCGGCCTTCAGGAGCGGCCCCGCCACCTCGGCCAGCTCGCCCTCCTCAGTCCAGCCAATCGTCCGGGTATAGGCGAGGACAGCCTGCTCGCGCGCCTCCCCCATCCGTCGCACGAGCTCGAGCGTCAGCCGGGGCTCGATCACGACGCGCGTCAAGAGCCCATCGGCCCACTCCTCGAGCGCCACGCGAATAGCCTGCTGGCCCCCCGGCGATTCCTTCGTGTAGCACGCCGCCATGGGCACGGAGTTGGGGAACCCGTGGAAGAACTCGGCCACCGTCACGTCCCGGGCGAGAAGCGACTTCGGCGCGCCGCGAAGCGTCACCGGAAGCAGAAAGTCAGGGAGGGCCATGCGACTAGACCGCGACCAGCGGCACCTCCGGAGTGGGCTCGGGCGTCGGCACGATTGGTGCGGCCAGGCCGGAGAACCGGAGGATCTCCCTGGCGAGGACCGGCACATCCTCCCCCAGCCGTCGCGCCTGGTCCACGCTCAGCGTCGGGACAACGGCTCCCGCCGCACTGATACGGAAAGGCAATTCCGCAACGAGCTGCCGCCGGAGCGCGAGCTCGTCAGGCGACAGCGTCGCGAGCCACGTACGCTCGTTGTCCTCCCATTCCTCCGGCTTCCAGGCATCCGAGCCCGGAGGGCTTGGCGGGAGACAGAGCAGAAACTCCGACCGCGAGATCTTCCGGATCCGCATGGCTCGCGGCTCGCCGATGATCGCCGTGAGCGCGGGAAGCACCACCTCTGTTTCCGAGGCCGCCAGGATTTCCTCGATCGTCGCCAGGCGAGCTGGGGGCCCACCGTTTTCGCGTCCGTTCGCGCTCGGCATGGGGCGTGACCTCCTGGGCGGCGGCGCCCGGCTAGCTGAAGACCAGACTGAAGTCGTCGGACCCGGCGTTGATCGTCGCGAGCAACGTCGTCGGGAACGCGGTGAGCCCATCGCGCGAGCCCCAGGACCGCTGGACGATCTGGAGACCGGCCGCAAGCGAGGCATTGAACTTGAACTGGAGCTTGTTGTACTGGACGCTCCCGATGAGGAAGCTGGCGTCCATGAGCGTGCCCGCTTTGTGATCACTGAACCAGTCATGGGTCGCGATCGACGCCGCCTCCGGGTCGATCGTGAGGAGCGGGCGACGATCGGCAATGAAGAATCCTGCCACGCCGCTCGCGGCATTGACCGAGGGCACGGCCTGAAGCACATTGCCCATCCGGAAACCGATCGTCGCGATCCGCGGGGCATAATTATCCGTGTCGATCTGAAACGCCGCGGATTTGACTGTCGGATAGGCTGGAGTCCCCGCGATCGTCCCGGCGACAAAGCTGACGTCGGCCTCGCCCACCAGCATCCCCTGAAAAGCGAAGCGGGCCGTGATGATGCCGCCCGCGCGCATGGTGAAGTCCACGTCGCCGAAGCACCCGGCCATCTTGAGCGTCGAGCCGTTCTCCTGGACGATGTAGATCGTGTAGGACGACGGGGTTGCCGTCGGGCCACAGGTGACGATCTCGGACCCGGACGTGCCCGTGAACGCCGATGTGAGTCCGCAGGCTTGCAATGCCCGGTCCACCTCCGGCTTCACGCTCGCGGAGTAGGCCGCCCCGGCGCCACGGACGAAGGCCTCGAACGTGACGCCCGCCAGTTCGCGGCCGATGCCGCTCGGCAACCGGCCGATGTCCCCGGACAATGCGAGGTTCTCGATCTCCTCGAGCGTGATGGCGGGGCTGATATTGAAGCAGGGGATGATATCCGCCGCCGTATACGTCCCGGCGAAGACATCGGTCCCATAGGTCCCCTCGACCTTCATCGCCACGACCATCCGCCGCATCCGCGGGACTGTCAGGGTCGCCATGAATACCTCTCCTCGTTAGACCACGACTTTGGATTCGAACAGCGTGACGGTGATCGTCTGCGCAAAGGCGCCCAACGGCTCGAGTTCGCCCTCGTCGGTCTCGAGCGCGCCGATCTCGATATCCGAACTGAGGCCGCCGAGAATCCGGTTCGCTTCCAAAACAGTGATGACATCATCCCAGAGCCGCTGGAGCCAGGTCGTCCGGGTGGTCGCGTCATCGCCGTGGACATAGCCGTAGACGACAATCGAGAACTTGTGCTGGAACATGCCGTCGACGCCGGCGATCTCGAAGGTCGATCCCGGCCCTTCGAGGAGCAGGAGCACGGGGAATTGCGTGTGTTGCATCGGCGTCTTGTAGACCCGCGCGACGATCGGCGTGTTGAGATAGGCCCCGCCCCACGGGCGCGTCCCACTGATCGTCTCGAGCGCCGCGACGAGGGCCACGAGCGCCTGTTCGCGAAGCGGTTCAGCCATTGCCGATCGCCTGCGTCACTTCCGCCTGAAACTGCGCCCGGATCTCCGCCTGGCTTTCGAGCGCCGCCGTGCGGAGCCATGGACGCCGGCGGAGCGGGGGATGCGTCACCGCCATCGCGGTGATCCACTTCCCACCGACCCGAAAGGCCAACCGCGGCCTGGTTCGCGGCCGAATCACCCAGGAATGCGGGACCCCTTCCTCATGGATGCGCCCATAGAAGACATTCGTCCCGACCTGGCCGACGATCTCGTTGCCAGCGATCAGAACGGTCGACGTCACCGAGGAGCGCAACCGACCGTGGCCCACGCGGAGAAAGCGGCCAGAGAGGTTGAGCTTCGCCCGCCGGACGACGCTCAGGACGGCCTTCTGCATCCCCTTCACGACGGCGCCCTGAAGCACAGCCGGCTCAAGCCGGCGTCGGAGGGACTCGGGAATCTCGATGGTGAGCGTGAGGTCGAGCGGCATCACGCCCCCGCGAAGATCGGCCGCTGATAGGGCGCGATCAGGTCGCGAACCTCGCGCGGCATGAAGGGCTCGGGGACGGAGATCGCGCCGCCGGCGGGCAAGGCGATCGACGTGAAGCCCACCGCCTGCTTCTGCTGGTCGCGGAAGAGCTTCTGGACGAGGTAGCACGCCGCGAGCTTGAGATCTTCCGGGATGGGGTTGTAGCCGCCCGTGTAGGACAGCAGCACGTTGTGCTGACCGAAGTTCGGATCGCGCGGGGATTGCCAGGCAAAGCCCAGCGCCGATTCCCACGTCCAGCGGCGGTAGAAGTGGTTCTGCGCGCCCCAGCGCGTGTCCCAGGGATCGTCAGACGCCACGACGACATCGGCGTCATCAGGGAGCCCATCGGCCTCGGTTTTCCACAGGACCTGGGCGACTGCATCCACCGTGATCGTGATCGTCGCACCCGTCTTGATGGGCCAGGCCGGGACGTACAGCTTGGTGCTGGGGGGCCCCGTGAATCGGAGACTCGAAAACGCGCGCTCGGCCAGTTTCCGATCCGCCATCTGCTCGATCCAGTCCGAGGCGCGCGTGATGTGGCTCGTGAGCTTCGCGTCCTCGGTCGTGCCGGTGATGTTGACCCAGGCTTTCGCCTCGGCGAGCGTGACGAGGTCCTGCGTGGCCATCTAGCGGGCCTTCTTCTTCACGCGCGAGGCGCGCGCGGGCTTGGTCTTGTAGACACTCGTCATGCGCGCCCACAGTCTTCCCAGGTCGCCACGAACACCGGGAGCAGCGTGGCGAGGGTCGGGGCGATCGGCTGAGGTCCGCATGGCGCCGGCTCCTTCCTGACGACGGGCGCTACCGGCGTCGGGGCTCGCGC